CCCTTACCGGGGGTCCTGGGTGTTCGGAAACACTTGGCCTTAGCCACCAATGCCCTGCCGATCTGATATTTCATTAGGTCGACGCGTACCATCTTGCGATTGGTACGGGCATTTAGAACTATGTTACCTTGGAGATTAAAGTGGCACTTACCTCGAGCTACACTGAAGAGTTCGGCGTTCGGACTGGAGCTGGGAACTGGGATTCCGACGTCTTTTCAAAAGATGCCGTAACCCGGTTTACCAGCTTTACCGTTTCTCCGTCTCCTTGTGTAAACTCGGGCGATCACCACTCTCCTAATGCGTACAGTTTCCGAAAGGAGGTCTGCGAATTCCCCACTGGGGAACAGCGGCTTGTGACGAAATATACGTCTCCTCCTTCTGTACACACGTCAACGATCTCTGGTCCCGTTTCACCCGGTACTACTTGGGTGGCGTGGACCTGGCTAACCCCAGCTAATGACGGGGCCTATAACAAGGCTCTCGGCAAGCTGGTGGATAAGCTAAGAGACTCAGAGCTGAACATTTCCACCTCCATTGGAGAGGGACGTGAAACTCTGAGTATGTTGACGGGTATAGCACAGGGCGCTTCGCGCGCCTTGAGTATGCTTCGCAGGGCTAAGAGGTCGGCCGCCGGTCGTCGAGAGTTATCAAAACTCTTACGTTCGTTTGGTCGTGATTTCCTCTCGAACCCTCTGCAGCAGACCGGTTCCGCTTGGCTTGCTTGGTCAGTGGGGGTTTCTCCCCTACTAACTGACATTGCCAATTGGCGGGACCATGTGCTATCAGATCGTAACCCTATGCTCCGTTTCCGGCTCGACTCTCGTGCGTCCGCTTATCAGAAGGACTTCGAAGTCCTTTCTGTTAACGGCCACGATTGGCGAATCGAGATGGAGCATGAGCACCGTGTTGAATTTGGTGCTGAATTTGAGGTTACTGATCTGCATCAGTTCGAAAACTGGAGGGCAGGGTTGACCATTAGGCCGACCCTTGTGTGGGAGCTTACTACTCTTTCCTTTGTTGTTGATTACTTCTACAACATCGGGCAGTTCCTGGAACTCTACGAAGCGTCCGTCATGAACAATGGCGTGCGTCTCGTATCCGGGTATTGTACACACGGAACTAAGAACGAGCAGAATAAGAGTTTGGCCTTTGTAACCAATCACACGTATTCGTCCGGTCCGGTTGAACTCGAGTTTACCTCGAGATTCTACCATTGCCGGCGAACCGTGACGACGAAGTCACGCGGCCTCATTCACTCTTTGCCCGTTCCCGACCTCCCCACCCCTAAACTACCGAAGGCGAGTACCCCGCTCTTAAATATAGCGGCCTTGCTTTCTCAATTCCTTTCGGAGAAAAAGTAAATGATCACCAACATGTCCAATGTGGTCCTGCCCGACGCGGCTGCTACGCCCGTCAATCAGACCTTTACCCCCGCTTCGCGTGTTGCGGATAACACTGCCCGCTGGCTCAGCAAACCGACGAACGGTGCTCTGCTGGGTGCGAAAGCACTCCAACTGAGTATCCGTGAGCCTGCTGATCCGATGAGCGGCGTTTACCGCGAAATCGTGACTTTGGCTGTACCGAAGCTGGACACCTCGGTGCCTACGGCACCGAAGGTGATCGGCATCGGCCGCGCCAAGACCGAGTTTATCTTCCCGGCGAGTTTCACCACGCAGGAGAAGAAGGACCTGGTCAAGATGCACGAGCAGAGCCTTCTGCTCGGTAGTGCAACTACTCTCGGCGATAATATCGTCGACGGCAGCCTGCCCTACTAAACCATCTGTCACTTCGGAGGTATCTATGGCTTATAAGCCTGATAGACATGTTGCTCTTGCTTTCGAGCGCATGTGCATTTCCTTCAACACGCCCAGATCTTTGGCTGCCTACCTGCTTTTTAAGAGCGGAGAGCATCTTCAGCTTGCTAAGCTGGAGATTTCTGCCAACGATTACTTAGAACACGATTACGACCGCTTTCGGAACGACTACCTTATAACTGAGTACCTCTCGAAGTTCGAGAATCTCAATACAGGTGTCGACCGTGGGCAGGTCGCCCTCCAAACCTGGCAACAGGCGGAGGAGAAGTGTCGCGCCACAAACCTTCGTATCCGAACACTCTACGACCGGGATGAAATCCCGGCTGTGACCCTTGACATCCTGTTGAGGGCACAGCAAAAGATCGAGAGTTGTATCGGTACGCGGGTGAAGTGGGCCGCGATGCTAAATCGTTTCAGGTGGGGGCCCGGGTCTACTGCAACACTCAAGAGTGTTGCGGCAGGACTGGACCATAAGCTCCTCGAGGAGCAAATCAGTGTCACGCATGAGGCCCTGCCGTTCTTGCGAGCGGCGATGGCCACGGACTACGCTTGGCTGCGTGCCCGGGGCCTGGACCCGTCCGGTCCGACATCCCTTGTCAACTCAGAGTTTCGAGTAGTTGAGGGTAGTCGGGGCGTGACTGTTCCGAAAAATGCGAAGACTGACCGTTTTATTGCCGCCGAGCCATCTGGGAATGTTTTTCTCCAGTTGGGTTTCGGCGCGTACTTCCGTCAGTGCCTCACTCGCGTTGGTATCGACCTGAATGATCAGACGATCAATCAGGGTCTGGCGCGGGACGGTTTGAATCTCGGTCTTGCGACCGTAGACCTCAAGTCCGCCTCGGATACCATCACCACGGCAGTAGTGTGGCTGCTACTGCCATACAGCTGGGCCAGTGCTCTTTCAAGACTGCGCTCCCCCGTTATGACTCTTCCTGACGGAAGTCGTACCTACCTCGAAAAATTCTCGAGTATGGGTAACGGTTTCACGTTCGAACTAGAGTCACTTATCTTTTGGGCCCTAACTGAGGCCGTACGAGATAAGATGGGTGTTGCTGGACGCGTTTCTGTTTATGGTGATGACATCATCTGCCCTTCAGAGTGCGTGCCTCTGCTTCGCGAGGTTCTTGAGTGGTGTGGTTTCGAGCTTAACAGCAAGAAGACGCATTTCAACTCTAACTTCCGCGAGAGCTGCGGCAAGCATTACTTTGGGGGTAAAGATGTTACACCAATCTATCAGAAGAAGCCAACATTCACTGAAGAGGAATTTTATCGCTTCCATAATCGCTTATTGTATCATGCTATTGACCGAGTCGGATGTCCCGGCCCACTTCTGTTCGCTGATTCAGCGTTCAGATGGGTTGGGAACATCGCTCGATCATATCGCAGGGGCAACGGGCGACCAGGATTCGCGATACCTCTTGTGTCTGTCGACCGCCAACTTGATGGGGGACTTTGCACTGACGTGCGCAGTCTTAACTATCGCGTTAGCGGCGGCTTCCGCCGTGTATCTACTCTGGCTCGTGTATTCAAACCACACGAGCGGCCAGTAGATCACGCAGTCGCGTTTGCCTTCCTTCACCGGTTTCGACCGGTCGTTACGAAGGCTTATTGGTGGCTTGGCATCGATTCGGAGCCGTTACCCTTCAAAGGTACGGTGACGGAACGAAGCCAAGGGAGATGGGTGATAAGAAGAACCTATTTCCCTGAAGCGCGTGAACTGCGTTGGATTGCGCTCTAACTAAGAGCGCAGTTCAGCGATGGGGGTTCTAACAAAACCTTAAACGGTACGAAGGCTTATTGGTG